GGCCTTGCTGAGCGTTTGCAGATCGCGGGCAATATCCTGCAACCCGGAAAAATCCAGATTCACATCAATCATTTTTCGGTCCCCTGTTTGCAGAGAATTTCCAGCCGGGTTCCTTTGATATCCGGAACCGGAGGCCCAGTGACATTCAGGACCGCATCTTTGTATGGTCCATTCAGTACTTTCAAACGGGAAGAAGCTGAGATGTCTGTACGAAAACGCACCCAGACGCGAATGGTGGCATCAGCACGCTCAACGCCAGCGGCTAACAGCTCCCTACCGCTGATCCCTTTAACCTCGGCCCAGATAGTTTTTCCATCAGCCCAGCTTTCTACCGGCTGGCCGGAAGGTGTTTTTGATATTGTGAAGTTCTGAATAGTGACGCGATGCCGTAATCGTCCTGCCTGCATAATTCCTCCTAGAGCGGAATATAGCGGTACGGCTCTATCAGCGATGTAAAGCCAAATGGGATGCTGGTTTTTGCTGCGTCTGACGACTCTTCTCTGTTTTCATACCAGTGCCCGACAAGCAGCATCAGCGCCAGGAGGATGTCGTCAGCAATCACCAGCCCGTCAGGATCAGTTTCCGGCACTTCTTCTTCATAAAGATGGCGGTTGATGAAGTTCTCCGCCTTTCGGCGCGCGGCACCATAATAGAGCGTAAGCACCTCATCTTCCGTGGTGTCGTCGATATCGATCCGACACTGCGCCCGCAACATCTCAATCGTTGTGCTCATGTGTTTTCCCTGGCCCGCAGCGAACTGCGGGCATAAAAAAACCGCCGGAGCGGTGGAGGTTGAAGCTGATTATTGCCTTAGCCGCCAGATGCCGGTTTGCCCACCAGCGCCTTAATCGCGCCAGTATCTTCAAGCACACAGTCGAAGCGATGAAAGGCCAGGAAGCCAGTCTGATCATACTCTGCGTAACGCTCAACCAGCCGTTTCAACGTCATGTAAGTGACACGACGAACGATAAAGCGGTTAAAATCGCCGAAGTAGGCAAATTTGGCACCAGCCGCGATATCAGGAATAGCCTGGTCAACGACATACGGCACCTGCAGAACAGTAGCAGGTGCGCCACCGATAATGTTCGGCAACCAGAGCGGGCGGCCCTGTCCATCCTCCATTTCCTCCACCAGCTGCAACGTTGCATCGTTAAAGGCCCAGCGCACCTTTGGACCGTTACGATATGCCGGGTCGACAGAGTGCTTCAGTGCGTTCAGCTCTTTCCAGGTAAAGGTGGTCGCTGCTGCGGTATTTTTGGTGCCAGTTACCGACGCTGCCAGCCCTTTAGGCTGCAGCGGGGTGCCGGTGCCGGTCCCTAATACCAGATACTTCGCTTCACCACGTCCGATACGAGTGGCGATACGCGCGGCCAGGAACGCTTCGATATCTACGCCGCTGTCCTGGAGCAGTTCATTGGATACGCGAATGATTTTAGAGGACAGTTTTTTAGCCCCCAGCGTTGCACCGCCGAAAGACACGTCTTCTTCACTGGTTTCAGTGTTTTCGCCCAGCAGTTCACCTTCTTCAGTGGTACCGTCAGAGGTTGCCCAGTCAATGTCCTGGCCGTTGGCGGTATTCAGAATTTGCGCCACACTGGCAATTCCACCGTAATCTTTCAGTGCTTCGACGATCTTATTGCGGAACTGGGTTGGTACGGTGTACCCCCCTTTTTCATCCGGCGTCGTGCCCTGAGCACGCAGCTCCTTTAAAGCCTGGCGTTCTTCAGCGCTCATCTCGCCAAGACCACGGCGCAAAAACGCATTAAACGCCGCAGCACGGCGTTCGTTAGCCTGTGCTTCCGGGTTTGCTGGATCACGATTCTGCTGCTGGCGCTGTTCCGGCTCGTTTTCGTGGATATAGTCCTGATCCTGGCGGCGCAGTTCCTCTTCGCGTGCAATACGCTCATCAAGGGCGTCAAGCTCCGATTTTGCAGCGTTCCACTGAGTACGCTGCTCATCGGTCCAGGGTGTATCACCAATTTTGTCATGCAGGGCACGCATATCTTTGGCGATGATGTTACGTTTTTGCTTCATTTCATGCAGTTTCATGATTTTTCCTTACGCGTTAAGAAGGGTCAGCAGGCGCTCACGCGCCATTCGTTGATTAATGGCGTTCTTTAGCGCACCGCTGTCGCGCGCCTCCTGCCAGGCTTTCATCGATCGGACGCCAGAGTCGGCCTCCTGATATGCGGGATAAGTCACCGGACTGACATCAAACAGCCGGGAAAACTTCGATATTTCACGAATAACGATCCCTTCATCGTCCTGGTACCAATTTTCACCGTCATGGGATACCCGGAAGGCAAAAGATGACTGGTTAATGTCACCGCGCATCATCGGCGCCAGCACCAGATCGCGGATAGTTTGCGTATCCGGCGCTGTAATGTCGTAACGCAGGCCGCGCTCATCGACAGACAGGGATAGCGTCCCGGCAGCGCTCCGTCCGAGAATAAAGTTGGGGTCATGGTTAAACAGCCCACGGACATCATCATTCAGCACATCGTCAAATGCTCCGGGCTTGATGATTTCACGGAATCCCCACAGGGGTTCAGAACGGCTGTTGAACACCGAGCCATAGCCCAGAATGCGGGTAGGTTCATCGGTGCGTTGCTCGGCTCTGACCTCCCCGCTGTAACAGCGCGTTTCACGGTCATTCATTGGGCTTTTCCTCGTCGGTTTTAGGTGCCTTAAAATCTTCTGCGGGGTTCGCGGCGTTAACGCTCACCAGCATTTCATCCAGGCCATCTACCGGATTCATGTCTTCGAAGGCTCGCGCTTCATTGCGGCTCATCCAGCCATCAGTGATCGCAAAGTGGTAGAACTGGGCACGTTCCTGCGGGGTCCCGCGTAGCAGGCCTGTCAGGTTAAACCTGACGTAATATCCGGCGGCCAGTTCAGCACGGGTGAACAGGCGGCGATTGAGTTCCTGTTCCCAGTTCGTTACCCACGGCATGATCGTGTAGCGGACAAACTGAATGGCCTGCTGCGTTATATTTGAGAAAGTGGCTTTTTCGAGATCATTAATCATGTGCGCCGGTACATTAAATATCCCGGCAATCATCGACCGGTTCAGCTTCGACATATCAATGATCTGGGCATCAACCGGGGAAACGGTGAGCGCTTTGTAATCCAGCTCTGCCGGGAGAAGCATTGTTTTATTCTCCTGGCTGCGCAAAGCAGCTGTCGCTTTTTGCCACATGCTTTTTAAACGCCCCCAGCTTTCTTCATTCAGCTGGCTTTTCACCGAAATAATGCCAGCGGGTCGCGCATTACCGTTGAAGAATGAACTGGTATAAGCCTGCCCGCTCATCCCCATTCCTATCGTCTCGGCATGCTGCATAATTGGGCTGAGCCCCATTTTCTGGTTGTTACCCAGCGCCCGGATATGCACCATATCGTCGGGATTGACGGCAAACGCCCCCTCTTCGTTGTAAACGCCATAGGTATACCGACCACCCGTGTTAAGCAGTGTCGTTTCCCAGGGCATGCAGCATTCCAGCCCGGAAACTTCACCACGACGGGAACGCTTCACCCAGGTGTAACCATTCCCCCAGCCCAAAATATGACGCTGTTTTAACTCACGCCACTTATAGCTGGTCTGCCACATATTCGGCTCATCGTGAACCAGGTAAAACACAGGGTGATCGCGGGCAGCTTCAACCTTGTTATTGGTTTTCCGCATAACGTGCAGTGGCATCTGAGCGATATTCGAAGAGATAACGTAAATACAGGCATACACCGCAGCCAGCTTCATTGCCGTTTGCGGGCTGACAAATACGTCTCGGGCAAACACGTTATCGGTTTCTGCCGATTCACTCGTGATCGGAGTAGCCGGGTTTTCCAGTGGTTCACTGCGAAAAAGAGCATCAAGCAGCATTATTCCCCCTCATTGCCGCTAACAGCGCATATATGAGTAGCAGTGTTCCCGACATCATCAGAGACATCGCCAGCCCGAACTGGAGATACACGCCTGCAGCAAGCGAACCGAACCCGGTAAGCCCGATAACATCAGTGATTAGAGTTTTCATAGAAGTAAAAGGTCTTCGTCAGGATCGATAGTGGACAGGAAGTCAACCTCACCACCACCGTTAACAAGCAAACGACTCATCGCAATAAACATCGCGACAGGACCGTCAATTTTGTTTTCAGGCGTGGCCTTGTTGGGGAAAATATTCTCGTTTTTGTCTGGTTTGACGGTGACGTTTGACATCATCCATGTCATCACCGGATTGCCATCGTGATGAAAACGCCCGGAGTAAATTTTTGCCTCAACCTCCTTCATTGCTTCAGACAGGTTTTTAACCGTCTGAGGGACTTCAACAATCGGTACACCTTCAGCTGCTACCGACAAAGCAAACTGAGTGGCACTCCACGGGTCGTATGCAAACTCGTTCAGCGAATTACCTCGCGCCCATTCGATCGTTTCCTCTTTAATTACTGCGTGGTCAACGACATCACCATCGGTAAACTCAAGGAATCCAGCGAGATTCCATTTTCTGTAAAGGTCTGCCTGCTGCTTGGAACAGGCTTCCAGCCGACCTTCAGGTATCCAGAATCTGGAGCGGACATAAACATCGCCATTTGGAGCAAGCCAGACTTTAACTGCAGCTGAAATATCAATTTTGTTGGAAAGGTCAACGCCGAGCCACATTGACCAGTTGGCCGAAGTGGAGTCGTCCCAGTCGTCACGGCATTTTTCCCAGCGCGCCATATCCATCCATGCTTTTTCACCCTGCACCCAGATATTGAGATGCTTGGTAAAAAAACCGACACGCGCCGCCACCTGCTCTTTCGCCTTTTTAGCCAGGCGGCGCATATCGTCCCAACGCTTACATATCCCCAGGCCGGGATTTGCTTTCGGCCAGTTTGCCTCGTCGAAAGGATCGTCCCCCTCATCCAGGGTATAAATCAGTGCGAAATAGCTATCATCTTTCGGTGATAGAGGGTCCGGGTTGTCAAAATTTTTCAGCAACTTAATGGCATAATCACGCTGCTCGTAACAAATACCCTCTTTATTAAATCCCGCAGTAGTGATCGCGAAGATAAGAGACTGTAGTCGGGCGCCGGTTGCCGTTTCGAGAACTTCCCAGACATCTCGGGTTTTATGCGCATGGAGCTCATCAACAATCCCGCAGTGAATATTCAGACCGTCGAGGTTGTTCGCATCACTGGCTACAGGTTCAAACTTAGAGCCTGTCCGCTCCTGGTGAATATTCAGCTTATTGCTGCCAAATAACCGCCCCAGAGTTTTCGGGGCCAGCTTAATCATGCGTTTGGCATCATCAAACACAATGCGGGCCTGATCCCGGGTGGTTGCAGCGGAATAAACCTCAGCGCCGCCCTCACCATCAGCGCCAGCCATATAAAGGCCGATTCCAGATGAAAGCGTTGATTTTGCATTCTTACGGGCTACTTCGTCATAAGCGGTACGAAACCGCCGTACAAACATGGGTTCGCCGTCGTCATCCAGAACTCCTTCACACGTAATTTCATCAATCAGCGGGACGACAAACCCGAAAAGATTTATCAGGATAAAAACGTGCCAGTCCATCAGCTCGATCGGCTTGCCGGTCAAATGCCCCTTCACGTGGGGAACAAAGTTATAGAAATCGAGAACGTGCTGGGCGCGGCCTTCATCAAAATAAACACCGCGCGCCGGGCCGTGTTCTAAATCATGAAAGAACCGCTGGCACGCAAGACGCACCAGCTCGCCAGCAACGATATCGCCAGATACCACGCGCTCGGCGTAGCGAAATCCATCTGCAACGGTTGCCATTCATCATTTGCGCTTTTTAAGAAATTCTTCCAGTGGGTCGGCTTCTGCCGGGACTTTTGCACCAACCTTTGATCGGCTGGCAGGTGTCATGCCGAATTCGCTCAGCATCGCTCTGATCCGTTTCCACGCGTCAGCCTTCATGACTGCTGCAGGGTGCGGTTTTATCATTCTGATTTCCCGCTCCCCTCCTTCATCTGAATCATCTTCGCTGTAGACGGCATAGGTGTAACCTTCACGATCAAGCGTGTCGCAGTGATGCCGGTATTCAACATAGGCTTCGATCAACAACTCCAGCGCTTTAGCATCCAGCGTGGTCAACACGCCGACGGCATCAAGTTCCTCACCAATACGCTTGAACCAGTACTTACCCTGTTTATCGAAATGTTTCGGTATTGGGGGGACCCCTGACGGGGGTTTTGGCTCGTTCTTATTGATCGGGCGCTTGGATGGGTTCCCCTTCACTAAAGCCAGATGTGTCGGGGTTTTCGGTGGTCCTGGCATAATCGAAAACTCCTATTAATCATTGGATGGGGGACCCCAAAAAAAAGTTTTCTAACCTGCGGCGGTGTGAAAAAAGGTTAGGCGGCGGTCCTTTGGGCCTTTGCCATCAGGGATTTGACCCCGCCCCCGCCCTGCCACCATTCAAATGGGAATTGATATCATTTGAAACGTTCACGCCCGGTTTTTGTTCTGTGGCACGGCCAGCACAGGCTTTCGAGGTTCGAATCGTCATCGGTCCCCCCATGAGCCTTAGCCCTGATGTGGTCAACGGTCTTGGCTGCTACCGCGCGACCGTCACGCAAACAGTTCTGACACAGGTGATTGTCACGTTGAAGGATGCGGGCACGTTTGATATCCCATTGGCTACCATAGCCGCGCTCGTGTCGGCTCTTGCCCTGTTGGTGCTGCTGCCAGCCTTCATTTCTGTGCTTCACGCAGTAGCCTGAGCGGTCGGTGGTGGTACCTGCGCATCCACGCTTACGGCAGGCGCGGGGGATTAGTGCGGGCATCGTTCTTTCCTCTCTGCTTCATGCTGTTCGCGTTATGCATACTTTATGACTTATGATTTGCATGGTTAATGAATATTGATTAATTTTAATACTCAGCCCGTCAATGGTGGGACACTGGCGAACTCTATCTGGGGGATGGCTGATTACCTCTGAAAAGGATTGTTATGGCCACAACAACTTGCCCAAAATGCTCCTCTACAAGATTCGAAATGAAAGAAACAGTAGTAAGTGGTTCACGATATAGACTAATGTTTATCCAGTGCGCATCTTGTGGGGCTGCAGTAGGAGTCCAAGATTATTTCAACGCAGGTGAATTACTTACGAGAATTTGTAAGAAGCTAGGTATTCCTTTTTAAATAGACGTTTACACACAATATCTTTACGCATAACCATGAATTTTTCAGTTCACTTATTTCAATAGTTAACGAGTACATCTATGACGCAAGATATAATTGATCTTCTGATACATAACGCTGGCTACGGCGGTGCATCTACCAGAATAGCGGCACTCAAAGCTTTAGGGGAAGGCGCTCCTGCAACTAATGAAGTCATTGTCTGCCTAAAAAAAGCAGCTGAAGAAGGTGGTAGTGATACTCGAAGCGCCGCTTTATATGCACTAGGAAGAATCTTTCGAAAATCATAAAATTAAGTCATCATCACAGCCCCTCATCAGAGGGGCTTCATGCAATTAGCCTGCACGGATTTGTTGTGCGCCAGAATGTCGCGTTTGGTCTGCTTATCCAGAACGTCGATATCGTGGTCAGTCAGGTAGATGATCCGCACCCAGCTGCAGGCCGTGTCAACGACTACCGGGGCGGGTAAACTTTTCGCGCAGCTCGCGATCAACATCGTCATCGCCCATACGCTTAACGTCTTCCTGTACATCGCTTGCCCCTTTCGTGACTTCAGCACGGCGTTCTGCCGCGGCGACAGTAGCAGCGGCGTTCTCTTCGGTACGTTGCTGATCAGCTTTGGCTTTCGCCTTACTGGCCCCGCGAGCATGACCAATGCCGAACGCGCCAGCAATAGCACCCAGGATGACGACCACCAGTCCCGCGATAATTTCAAAGCTCATTGCTGCTCCTTCAGTTCGTCGGCCTTTTCTTTCAATGCTGGCTGGCGTACGTATTGCGATAGTACGGCCAGCACCACCAGCGCAGGGCTAATCAACGCAACGATGTTTGGCGGCAGGATGTTTTTGATATCCGGCGGCAGCACCGCCCAGGCGTGCAGCGCAGCATCCGGGAACGACTGCGCCCATACACCAACCAGCGCGCCGATAGCTCCCAGCTTTACAGACCACGTTTTCAGCAGCAAGCTGGCATGCCCTACGAACTCCAGCCGGGTATATTTGCGCAGAAGTAACAGAACGAGCACAGCCACCAGCACAAGCAAAGCGAAAATGATCATCTTCACAGGACACGCTCCTTAACCCAGCCGTAGAGAAAATCCTCGTTGGCTTCGCGGCCCTCCGCCAGTTCGAGGTATCTGGCACCCTGGCTGCAGTTCAGCGCACGCAACAGAACCTGTTCACCCTCTTTCCCGCGGGCGGAAAGGTATCCCTTAAGCGCGGTGATGGTTCGGGGACCAATGGCACCATCCGGAATCAGATCGGGATACAGCTTTCCGCGCATATTCAGGGCAGTGAGCCAACGCTGAAAGAACTTACTGGCGACGCTGGGCCCCATGTTCACGCCAGTGTCGCAAAGCTCATCCGCCAGTAACGTAGATAGAGCTGCCACCTGGTCAAACCGGGGTCCGGTCCAGTAATCGCTCAGCAGGATTTGCTTTGCTGTTTCCCTGGGCAGGTTTCTCATATCACCGGTGTAACCATGTGCTCGAGCTGTGGTCTGCGTGATGCCCCAGCGGGTCGGCCCGCCTTTATCCGACGGATGATCGACATAACCACCCTCCTTGCCGAGGATCCACTCGATAATCTGATCTGCTGTCATGGCGCCTTAACTCCGGTAATGCGTTCCCAGAAATAGGTCAAAGCAACAGAACCCATTGCCCCGCTAATTCCGGAAGTGGCCAGTATCATGTAAATGCTCAGTCCGCTTTCAATGCTCACCAGGCCAGCAATAACGCCGGTAAACCCTGAAACCACCATTTGGGCAAGAGCATTGATCAAGCTCCATGTTGCCTT